GTAACACTGAATTTTCCATCGTTCGGGTAACCGCGTTCGATGCTTCACCATGTCTTTTAACTGAAATTGCAGACCAGCAATTTTAAACGTTGAGTGTATTGGTGTTGATCTGTCCGGGTTGAATATGTGTAGGTCTTTCATGACCTTTAAATTGTGCATCATGTATTGGGCGGGGATCTTAGGACTTGGGAAACCTGGTCCACTGGTGGATGCCAGATGGTTTACGTCGCACAAGCACTGTTATAAGGGCGGAAGGGGGTGGCTCCCCCGTGTGCAGGGTATAGACGTTGGAGAGGCTGAGTTGGTCAGTTTCCCGCGCACTAGTCCCTGTGCACCATGGGCGTGCCTATATGGCCGCCCATGGATAAATGATAGAAGGTAATTATTCATGTTTGCTTCTTTTCTATGGGTTTTCATCTCTAGGTCGAAAAAGCCACTGGCGCCTCGACTGCGGAGTTGTGTCCTTGTTTCTTCGAGCATGAAACTTTGTGGTGGTACCCTCCTGCATTAGTACCCCCACCCCCAACCCTCTTGCATGTAGCGGCCCACGCGTGCCTTTTGCTACGATGCTGTGGTTTTCATTAAACAAAAATGCAGAGTTTTCGAAACAAAGGTTTTGAGAACTTTGTCCGTCAAAGTTCTATCGATAGGTTGTTTGATTTGACACTTTTGAGCAATGACACAATTGTGCAGGACGATTGTGCTTATTGTTTGGAACCCTTAATGACAGGAAAGGTTTGTCGTGCTTCATGTGGTCATGCTTTTCATTATGGATGCATTCGTCCAATGTTGTTTACTTATAATCATGGGGCGAAAGTTTGCCCTTTCTGTCAGCATAATCTTTTTAATGCTAATTATGGGATTCCTTGTCCACGATTTATTGGTGATGATCGTCAATTAGGCCCGCTAGCCACGGTCCAAAATTTTGTCGAGCTCACCACACCGTTTAATGGAATGTTGGGAGAGAGCAGGGAGAGGAAGATGTTCCCGTTGGTCTCAGAGTCTGTGTCTATTCCACACTTTGTACTGACAATTGATAATTTGGGGACATTATTTACTGGTAGAGTTCCTCAACATACTGCTTCAATTACCGGAGACTTGATTGTACAGCTAGTTCCAGGATTATTAAGTGAATTGCGAATGTTTTGGCTTGGAAAAGAGAAAAATTTGGATAATTTTCATTTGAGTAAATTGAGATGTGAACAGCTGTTGCGTAAAGTAGCTATCGATGCTGATTATTGTGAGTTTAATCTACGCGTTGCACCTTTAGCCGCTTTGTATAACAATTATAACAGTTTGGTGACTGATGTCTTGATACAACCTGAATTGGTTGATTCATGTTCTCACAAATTTATCACCTTTCTGAAAAGATTGGGTAGGGGACTATTAGATGGTTCCGTCCAATTAATTATATTATTAATGTACCTATTGCTGGCAATGGTGATAGGTTTGGCCATAGGTTGTGTTATAATATTTGCTATTAAAGTTTTGAGTTGGGGTTGGAGATTTCGCCAATTCGCTCAGCAGGATTTGACACACTTTTTGGTTACTGATCGGGAGGTTTCGTTATTACAGTATTGCGCGGAGTTCATTGTTGCCGGATTTGAGTATGTCATTTTAGTGGTTTGGGAAATTATAGAATGGCTAATAAACTACTAAGTTTTGAATCACTGACAGCAGACTTACCTCAGCCTGAGGAGTTTGCAGAAGGTGCTCGACTCAAATTCGTAGGAAATAAATTTAAAGTGAACCAAAATTTCGAAACCAATGTTAAAAATCAATACTGTTTTGGGGTAGACGTTGGTGGATATCGTCCGACGTATTTCGCCTCTAATGTGAAAAATGAACAACAGGCTCTTTGGGCTCGGGTGTTGAAAAAACAAACAACTCCTGGCCCTTTGATGGAATATTTTAAAATCTTCTTTAAGGATAATTTGAGGAAGTTTTTGCCTTATCGGAGATTGAGACCTGATTCTATTGAATTTTATTTGCATAATAGTAACGCTGCACCTGGTGTAAAGAAGAAAATTAAGGAAGCTTGGGGGAAACTTAGTTGTGAAGGTGTGACAGGGGAAACAGAATTGTCTAAGGAATTGTTATATAAATACACCATACGTAAGTCTTTTGTTAAGGTAGAGAATTTATCGTATGGAACCCCCATAGGCAATAAAGAAAAAGCTCCGAGATTAATTCAAGGAGCGTCGCCAGAATTCATCGCTCTGGTTGGTCCATATTTTTCTGCTTTCCAGCGTTATATGAAAAATCAATGGAATAAAAATAATTTTTTATACTTTACTTCTGGGGCTAATAACAAGGATATGGGGGAATTCTTCCAAGTTAATCCTGATTGGGAGATGTTTGAAAATGATGTAAGTGCCTGGGATGCTAGTTTCAGTCTAGCCCTGTGCGAGTTGGAGGTTTGGGTTGCCAAGAAATTTGGTGCCCCTAGGGTCGTGTTGGACTTGATGCAAGCCAACATTAGAACCCATGGTGTCACCACTAACGGCTGGATCTACTCTTGCATGGGTACCCGAAAATCCGGGGACCCATATACGTCATGTTTTAATTCCTTGTTTAATGCCATGTTGCACCTGTTTGTGTTCCATTTACAAACAGGTATACCACCTGAACACTTGAAAGACCACATTCGTATGATGGTTATGGGGGACGACAACCTCATGCGCCACAGTGGACCACGTGTTCAGTTTTATGATGATTTCATCCAACTTGGTTTTGTTACCGAGTCTAATTATAGAGATGATATCAGTGAAGTGGAGTTTTGCTCGGCTATCCCTGTCCCTTCACGGCAGGGTTTAGTGTTCGTTCCTAAGCCGGGCAAACTAATGGCAAAGTTTGGGTATTTTATAAATCCACCTAATATTGAACCGAATACGCTATTTTATGGCGTTTGTCGTGGTTTTGATAATTTGAGGTTTATTCCTTGGTATAGGGAATTGGTGGATACTACTTTGCAAGCACTGTTTGAAAAGGGTTTGAATATGAAACAGTTGCAATTAGTTAAGGTTAAGTTACGCGACTGGGAAGGTAAAATGAATTTTTCCCATGCCGATTGGTGCCCAGACACTGATGCCGTATTACAGAAGCGGTATTGTATGGGCGATTATTTGTACAATCGAGTAACTCAACTAATAAGGGAGCGTCAAATGAATCATAATATTATGCATGCAGTGTACGATCGTGAAACCGATGGACCAAAGATGATGTACACTAATTGACACCCTTACGCCACCAGGCTTTCATGATCCTGGGTAGTGGCAAACCTTGTAAGATATGTATGGCTAACTCATGCCAGGTGTATGAGTAACATTGGTAAAATCATTCCGATGTTGAGCGATGTTTAGGTATAACCCAAGGGCTTCCGAACCCTTGCTCGTGTTCAAATTCTTCAAATCCTGGTCCGGCGAACTTGTAGGACTGCTTGGCGGATGCAATATTCAAAGGAAGGGGCAGAAAATGGGGGTGGATACCCCATGTTTAAGCTTTAGTATTGAACACTTTGACAATTAGGTAGATCTCACTCAGTGGACCTCTGTAAAATTCCAACTTAACACCTAGCTGCGGCGGAGGTAAAGAAGTTTAATGGTTGGAGGAAACACTCCCATTTTCACTGGGTGATTGGTATGGGCCTATCTAAAAATGGCTGGAAATAAAAAACAAAAAAGCAAGGGTAAGCCACAACCCAAAGTGGCAAAAAAAATAAAACAGGTTGTAAAAGAAGTGGAACGACCAAAGCCTTCAATTGGTAGGGGTATTGCCAAGGGTATTGGAGGTTTGTTAGGAGGCCTGGTGGGTCTTTCTGACGCTGGCAAATCTGCTGGCGATTTTGTGGCGGATATAACAGGAATGGGTGCTTATAAGGTCAATAGTAATACTTTTATGAAAGGATCTGATGTGGTCCCTGAATTTAGGCACTTATCAGATGGTTCTGTTATCGTATCCCATCGGGAATTTGTTATGGATGTACCCTCATCCACTGGGTTTAATTTGAATTCTTGGGTGGTAAATCCCACCAATTATTCCCTTTTCCCTTTTTTATCGACTATAGCGGCTGCGTACGAGGAATATGAGTTTTTAGGGCTGGTATTTGTCTATAAGAAAACTTCTGGATCAGCTATTAATGGTACCAATCCTGCATTAGGTACCACTATAATGGCAACTGAGTATGATTTATCGAAACCTCTGTTTAAAGCCAAACAAGATATGGAGGCCTACGAATTTTCTTGCTCTGCGGCAGCCGACCAGGAGTTGTTGCATCCAGTGGAGTGTAATCCAAAGCGTGATGTACTTAATTCGCGCTACACTAATAATGGGCCACGTTTAAACGCGGCTTCCACTGATCAACAGTCCGTCACATTTAATGCTGAAACATTATTAGTGAATAATCTGACTGATATAGGGCGGTTTCAAATTGCCACCGTTGGTAATCCTGCTAGTGGCAATATTGTAGGTGAGTTGTGGAACACCTACCATATCAAGTTCAGTAAACCAAGATATGTATCGTTAGGGTTTCGTGGTGGATATTACCATTCTACCTCAGGATCCTCCGGGGCCACTGCTAGTAATAGTAGCATATTTGGCTCCGCCACAACACGAAAAGTTCTCTCCGACTCCAATACTAATTATGCTAGTGTTTCTATAGAATCTAGTTCAACTATCCGTATTGGAGGGTTACCAGCAGGCGAGAAATTTGGAGTGATCGTAGCAGCGCATGCAGCTGGGGCAATTACTTGGGCTGCGTCTACTACTTTTGCGGGGTGTACACAGGATGCCGGTTTTTTCAATACAGGTACTGGCGGTCAACCAGTTGCCGTTAGCAGTGCTGATTTATCTGGTTTTACTGCAGTTTATATGACCGCTGCTATTGTTAATTCCGGTACAACCCCAAATGCCTCTGTCACCTTGACCTTCAATAACCCGGTTGTGACAGCGGGATCAGTGAACTTTGACTACGATGTGCAGGTCTTTTCTCTGCCCAATGTGCTGACCACAACGACAACAGTTTTGTCTGCACCATTGGCTGACGTATTAGGACCCAAGATAGCGCAGTTGGAAGATCAGTTCCGTCAGTTGACCTTGGAGAACCAATATTTGCGACAGCAGGTTTGCCAAGTTGTTGACGATGTGAAAGGTGGTAAGGAGGAGGATTTCGATGTGGTGGTGCCTAGTGTTCATCCACCTAATCGATTTACTTTGCCACCTCTGTCCCGTATTTTACGGCTTCCTCCGGCACCCCACCAACAGGACCAACCCCTCCCCAAACCAACTGGGGTGGGATAGGTTGTCATTTGGTGGGGCAACCCGCCTCGGGCGATTCATAAATTCGAGGTGTAAAATTTTGATTCAG